ATGAAAAGAATAGAATTTGAACCAGAAGAAAAAATTTATGGCACGTATTGGACAGCTATAGAAGAAGCTCCAAGTAAAAACGGAGAAAGATATTACAAATGTCGCTGTATTTGCGGAAAAGTTAAAGAAGTAAGTGCTAAAAGTTTAAAATATGGAAAAAGTAAATCATGCGGTTGTGTAGCAGCTAAAAGATTAAGTAAAAAATACAAGGGTGTTGTTAAAAAAGAAAATGATATAGATTTAACAAATAAAACATTTAACAAGATTAAAGTAGTTAAACGTATAAGTGGGAAGGGAGTCCAAACAATATGGGAGTGCAAATGTTTAAATTGTGGAAAAATCTTTAATAAAACCCAACATAATCTTACCTCTGGTCGATGTGTGTCCTGTGGATGTGCAAAGCGGGAAAATTCCAAGAAAAATATTAATAAATATTTAGGACAGGTAGAAAAAACAAATCTTAGCACAATTAATAGCGATAAGCCGGGGAAAGCGAACACTTCCGGAGTCAAGGGCGTAAGCTATCGAAAAACAACGAACAATTATGTTGCATACATTGGCTTTAAAGGCAAGTTAAATATAATAGGCTATTTTAAGACGCTAGAAGAAGCAGCAGCCGCACGAAAACAAGCGGAAGAGGAATTGTATAAGCCAATTTTAGAAAAATATAACTATAAATCAAACAAAGAAAATTGACTTTGTAATATATTTATGCTATATTATTTTAATAATTAAATATATAAGATTCACACCCGATAACAATATTAATATTGTTATCGGGTTATTTTTATGTTATTAGTATATATTATAATCAGCTGGATAAGCTACAGCAGAAAAGGGATATATGGAGAAAGTAAAGGAAACACCAGACACACCCGAAGTATTCTTTCTTTGAAGTACTTATTTGTTGAGTTTCATTTGTTTCCATATGCAAAATCCCCTTTTATTAATATTTCTGTCTGTTTTCTATTACCTTACCAATTATTTTAGCAGGTTTGCTTATAATTTCTTCAGTAAAATATATAGGTTCAAACGCTGGATTGTTAGGCAGCAGTCTTATACCATCTGCATACTTCAAAGATTATGGATTACATTTTTTACAAGCTGAATAACCCTGCTGTATTACTTCACTACGGTGTCCTGTAAAATAAGAAAGGTTTTCATCTTTAATTTTTTTTACTTCATTACATTTTTCCTTGTGGAATTTTTTGGTGCTTGTATTAAGTACATAAGTATTTTCAGTAGAAACTGTAGTGGATTTAGATGAACCTTGAGTTTCAGTTGCGCTTTCAACCTGAGCTATCGTTGATTGTTCATCTGTGTTAGTTTCAGTTCGTTGTAGGCTTGTATTTGTTACAGTTTCTGTATTTAATGTTGTTTCATTTTCTGATTTAGTTATTTCTCCAGTATCTATATTTATTTGATAACTTTCCAGTAGCATACCAGAGAACATTAGATTGGCATCATGTTCTTCGTTTTTAACATATTCGTGTATTTCACAAAATAGTATATTGCCATATACATGTAAGTTGGTTGTTGTATTATTATAAAAATTTGTTATACCATGTATTTCATCTTTTGACTTAAAATATGTCTGATAATATGAAAGAGCATAATCCTGGATGTTTACATTTTTTGAAAAAATAGCATGTCTCCATTTGCCTGTTGAATCATTTCTTACATAATCATAGTAAGTTATGTCAAGTTCTGATATATTATTAGCGGTATCAATGCCTTGTGAGTTTTCTTCAATGCTAGCGGTAGTAGGTTGATTATTACTATATGTATCTGGATTTGTAAGTTCTGAAATGAAAGCGCAAACCCATATAGCAATATAAAACCATAAGACTACATGTATCCATTTTTTGGTGTTCTTAAAGTTTTTAAATAGTAAAATGTAACCAACAGGTGGTATAAACATAAGTAATAATATAGTGATTACTTTCTTTGAAGTACTTATTTGTTGTTTTTCTTCTGTTTCCATATATGAATCTCCTATTAATTAGTATTTCTGTCTGTTCTCTATTACCTTACCAATTATTTTAACTGGCTTACTTATAATTTCTTCATTGGTAAAGTATATTGGTTCATATGCCGGATTATTAGGTATTAACCGGATACCATCGGCATATTTCATTAGGCGTTTTACAGTTGCATCATTGCCATTAACCATTACGATGGCAATATCTCCTGATTCGCAATCATCCTGGCGTTTAACGATAAGAATATCACCTTCGCATATTCTTGGCTCCATAGAGCTGCCTTTAACTTTCAATCCAAAGTACTCACCTTTGGAGGCGGTAATGGAGTCAATTTCTTCATAATCAATAATATCCTCTATGGCTTCAATAGGAACACCAGCAGGTACTGAACCAAGGACTGGTATGCGAATGCCTTTTTCTTTATTGGGATTATCAGTTTTACCAAGTAAATAATCAGTATTTATATTTAACAATGTTGCTAAATTATTAACTACTGAAATCATCGGTTCTTGTTTTTCATTTTCATATTTAGATAAGGTTCCTTTATTTAATCCGGCATCAAATATTTTATTGTATTCATTTGATAAGGAGTCAAGAGTGTAACCCTGTTCTTTTCTAATCTGTTTAAGTCTTTTTCCAAACACTTGTGCACCTCCTTTCTATAATAAAATGTTATCATACGCCATAAGAAAACACAAGCTAAAAATAAGAAAAGTTATTGCAAACAATAATATTTTTAATAAAAGTTATTGACAACGCAACATTGGTATGATATTTTGTTATTGCAAACGAAACAGGGAGGTGATAACAAAATGGGTAAAAGAAAAATAATCCATGCACCATATAACAAGTTTAAAGGAATACTTAGAGAACGCGGATTAACTTATGCTGATATAGCAAAAACGTTGAATATATCCGAAACATCAGTTGGTGCAAAGGTAAATGGATATTCGGATTTTTACATAAGCGAAGTGGAAAAAATTGAAGATAAACATAATATTGGCTACCAAATTTTTTTGAAATAAAAGTTGCGAAAATAACAACAATTGCTAATGGTATTATTTATTGTAACAGAGGATGTGTAAGCAATGTATATAAGTGAAGCCACAAGTTAGCAGCAGAGCAGACTAATGGTAAGAAAAAGTATTATATCAAAGTCGGATACCGTGTTTGGAGCTGTACAACCAACTAATTCTTATGAAAGATGCAAACTGATTGTGTTTAAAGAAGATGAAACCCGCTCATGCAGATGTTGGAACCCTACACAAGCGGATCTGGTTGCAGACGATTGGGAATTACTAAGGGATGAATTGTGATTGCAATTACAAATCTTGTAGTTGCATACGGATTAATGGTGCAAGCTTATTAAGCTTTTTTAAAGCATCATCTTTCGAACCATGATTAATTTCATTATTCAAATCAATTATTTTGCTTTGTAAATCTTCTGGAAAATATATGAGTGCAAGAGCATATGTAGCGCCATAATTATCAAGATTTTCAACAGTAGCATGTGTAATGCGTTGACCAGTATATCGTAAATAATCTTCATAGATACCACGTTTATAAAAGTAAGTTTCTTTTCGAAGTTGTGCAGCTTCATCTAATTTACGTATTTTATAAAGATGGCGATTGTTTAAAATCGTAGTGATAATCGGGGAAATGATAGCACAGATAGCAATAATAACAGAAATTGTAACAGTTAAATCAACTTTAGGCATAAATAATCTCCTTTCTTGGAAACTAGGTGCTGAGACACCAGTAATTAAAGTATAAGAGTTAGGAAGAAAATAGGCAAGGTTATTTATTTTCAACAGAGGAGATAACGAAGGAATGGCAAAGAAAAGAGACAACGACAGTGCAGAGGCTACAAGCTGGGAGCAGCAGCCGAAAACAGTAACGCTTACTAACAGGTTATGGAATATATTACAGTTCTATATCTTAAGTAATACGCACAACAGAGAAGAAAGACTCAAGGTGTGGGAAGAGCTGGCGCAGGAGACAGACGAGAACGGCGAGCCGAAGTTTAAGAACGCAGTCAGCAACGCTGAGTTTTTAAGAGATATGGAGCTGCAGCTACAGCAGATATTAAAGGCATTGGACTAAGGAGTGAGTGTGATGATTATCAGAACAGAATATGCAAACTTCGGTAATTATAAGGACCTGCTTAGATATATGCAGGAAGAGAATATCAAAGAAGTAACAGTAAAAACTGAATACTGGGGAGCTAAGCTCACTCCACTTAGAATGACACAGAAAGATATAACAGATGTAATTCATATGTCAGAGGAGGTGTAAGAGATGATGAATGAAGAAGATAAAGACAATCTGGTCGAGTTAGCTGTCACATTTATTAATCTTCAGAGCAAAGATTTTGATGAGAGTTGCCAGAAGCTTTATGAAAGCATAAAGGCTGGGTGTTCGACTTATGGTGAAGTACAGGATTGTATATACCAAATAGGTTATAACAGAGCATTTAAGGAAAACAGGTCACATTACATAACAGCGACTAAGCTTGCGTTACAGATGTTGTATGACAATGATGTGAGAAAAGAAAAAATTCAAGGTGGTTCTGATGAATAAAGGGAAAAAGAAATTAAAAGCAGAAAGACTGAAAAGTTTTCAGGAATTCAATCATTTATCAGATGATGAGATGGCATTGTTTGTTTATGTACATAAAAGGGAAAATGTGTACAAGGTTATTATTGGAATCCTAATAATCGTAATACTAGTACTGTTAGTATTGATGTGATTATGGATACAACTATAGGTGGTAAGAATAGAGAAAAATGCATAAAGAGGTGATAATGATGTCAAATATTAGAAGAATTAAGACAGCGGAAGCTGCTGTAATAATGGGATGTAGCCCACAGTTTGTCAGAGTTGGGATGCAGAGAGGAATATTAGATATTGGTAATGCTATAAAGATGTCCTCTATCTGGACTTATAACATAAGTGCAGCGGCACTGGCTAAGCGACAAGGTATGACAACAGAGGAGTTAGCAAGAACTCTTGAAGAGATAAGGAAAAAGGATACATAGATGGTACATGATGAAGGAGTAGGAAGCTTTTATCATGATACTATAGAGAAATATAGCCCTGAACAGCTAATAAGGTGATAAAAAAAGGACAGTGACAAGCACTGTCCCTCAGGTGCAAACACCTATAAACAACATAATTATAATAACACATTTTAGAAAGGAATGCAAATACTATGAACAACAAAAAATTAAATAGTGTGAAAGCAGTTGCAAAGGATTTATCCGGAGCTGCTATTATGGCAGGCTGCTTTTATGGGCTTATTTTACTAGGTCTTTTTATTTAGGGTTCGCTGCAGCATTCAGAAGGAGTTATGTATGAAATATGAATTTGCTGCAACAAAGAATGAATTATTAAACATTGATGGAGTGGAGCATATGCAGGTCAGGGAGCCTTATTACAATGATCATAAGGGTATCATATATGGAATATGTCCTTATTGTGGATATAATGTGCAGCGTGTGTGGAATCTTAGTTTCTGTGGCACCTGTGGCGGAGCTATCCACTGGCATAACATAAGTGTTCCTGACATAGGCAACATTCAATAGTGTGGAAAGGAGATGATGGATGTGCCTAATAAGGATAAGCGGTTATTCAGCATAGTTGATATAGTGACTGGAGATATTATTGATTATGAGAAGTCTATAGAGTATCTGTCGGATAAGTACAAGGTAAGTGTAGGCAGACTGCTGATGTTAGCTTCTGAAGAGGCAACTTTTCGCAACAGATATGCGATTATTTTTTCACCAGGGAAATTGTGGATTAAGCAATTCAAGGTTGAATGGGAAAAGATTACAGCGCAGTTGCTGGAAAAGAATGCTGCAGGGGCAAGAATTTATTACTGATGGAATTAATTGGGTAAGAAAAAATCCAAGTTAATAAAAATAAATCCAAATTGGTAAGAAAAAATCCAAATTGACAAGAAAGCAGGTAATGATGGATAAAAAAGAATTATTAATTTTGCTTATGCTTAGGGAAAATAAAGCGTTTGGAAATGCCACGGCAATGTCATTACAGGAACTTGTATCTACGGATGGACTTGCAGGTTATAGAACTAATACGCTTTATAAGAGTGTACAGAAGCTTTTAGAAGCTGGGTTTATACAGCATGGTCTTAAAGATGGACATGCTAACACATATAGTATTAGCAAGACTGGTTTAGAAAAGATAGGAGAATTTGAAGTATGAAAGACATTGGTTTTATAGGAGTAGGACAGGCCGGAGGCAATATAGTCCAGCTCTTTGAACGGAAAGGTTATCCAGTTATGTATATTAATACGTCACAGGAAGACCTTAACACATTGAAGGATAGTAAGTATGTATATCACATAACAAACGGCGAAGGTGCTAATAAGGACAGGGATAAGGCTAAGAAGCTTGTAATAGATGACTATGACAATATAGCAGCTATGGTTGATAAGGTTATGGACTGCGAGATATTGTTTGTTGTGTTCTCATCCGGTGGAGGTACTGGTTCTGGTACAGGTCCTATGCTGATTGATCTTATGCTGGATGAAAACAGAAAGGTAGGAGCTGTTACAATTCTTCCAACTTCAGATGAGTCTGTAAAGACTAAGTATAATTCTTATGAGTGCTTCAGAGAGCTGCTTAGTCTTGATAAGATGGCATCTCTGTTTATCCTGGATAATTCTAAGGCAGATAAGTTTTATATTAATAACAGATTTGTCCAAATGTTTGACAATTATGTACATATTCCTGATAACTATTCTTCACAGCGAGGTAACATCGATGATGCTGAGATTAAAGAAACTTTATTAACACATGGTATGAGTTGTATTTATAGTGCAGGAAATACTAATATGGCTGCTTTAGCCAAGAGCATTTTTAGCGATATATATGCTCCGATTGAAGGCGATAAGGTTAAGTATATTGCACTGGCAGCAGATGAGAGCATTAGCAGTTTTGAAGAGCTACATAAGGCTGTAGGCGTTCCTTACGATGAATTTAGGACTTATACTGATAATGACTGTATTCTTATGCTTGCAGGACTTAATTATCCTTTATCAAGGCTGGATGAGATACATAATGATGTATTATCCGGTAAGGATATTATTATTAACAATACTACTGTGAGCAGACAGGAGCTTAAGGATGACTTTGATTTTGTAAAGAAGTCGCGTGGAGCTATGCCAAGAGCAGAACCTCAGTCTAAGAGAGATATTATGGCTAAGTACCTTAAAAGATAGGAGCATATTTTATGGCAAGACCAGTTAAGAGTAATCTTGATTACTTTCCTTTAGACTGCAATCTTGACCAGAAGTTTCAATTACTGGAAGCTGAGCATGGAATAGCTGGCTTTGGTATCATAGTACGCCTTTTTCAGACTATATACGGAGAAGAAGGGTATTACATGAAGTGGGATAAGGATTCACTTATTCTGTTTGCAACTAAAATCGTCATGGATGGTGACATTAATTACAAGACAAATTTTATAAGTTCAGTGGTAAATACGGCACTGAACAGAGGTATCTTTTCAAAAGAAATGTACGACAAGTATCAGATCCTGACAAGCAGAGGAATTCAGGAACGCTATGCCGAAGCATTAAAACGTCGTTCAAAAATTTTTTTGGAGAATGCATACCTTTTATTAAAGTCACCCTCAAATGTAGTAAATGTTGCAGAAACAAAGGTTAATGTTGCAGAAACTAGCGTTAATATTGACAATAATGCGACAAAGAAAAGTAAAGTAAATAAAAGTATATATAGCGCGCACGCGCGTAACAAATTTAATAATTTTGAGCAGCGTGAAAAAAGAGATGAGAGTTTTTATAATTCGCTTCTTGATAATTCAAAGGAGACAGGCTGATGCATAGAGAAATTAAAGAGATTAACAGGTGTATTAAAAAATATGCTCATCAGACAGTTAAGGCACAGAAGCTTAATACTACGGATAATGAGCACTACAGATTACGCATAAGGACACTTAGATATCTGATGATGTTAAAAATCCTTTTAGTGGAAATGGATGCGGATCAGATAGGTGAGCTTATGCTAGAAGCTGATAGAAGGATAAATATTACTACATAACTATCTACATAGCTGAATACTGGTTGATTATAATATCACAATTATTTTTATAACCGGAGATAGTGGAAAGCAGGGAATAAGTAATGGCTAAGCTGAGCAAAGAGGAACAGGCACGAAGAGAAGGTATGTCATATGCCCTGAGAGTTGCCAGGGAAAAGGGTATAGATGGACTTGAAGAGGAACTTAAGTTTAGACAGGCATATGATGTACCACTTAAGATATCTCAGACAGAGCTTGAGCATTTTGCAGAAACAACTAAACAGACAATAATGGATACGGTACTTCTGATGAGCTCGTACGTTCTAAGAGATAATTTCGGCTTCGGAACTAAGCGTATGAACAGATTTATCCAGAAGTTCAATGAATACACAGATAACCTTGTTGGTGGATATGTGAAGTGGAAAGATATAGCAGAAGCTATGACAGCAGAAACTGGTATTGAATTTCACATAAGGTCTGATGATGAAGAACTGAGGTGCTGATATGGAAGATGGATATGAGTGTGAAGGTCAGATGAATATATTCGAATTCTTGGACAAGGAACCAGAGTTGGATGATTCCTGGAACAAATGGCCAGATAAGATACCACAGGAAAGAGGCAAATGGTATAAGTTATTGCTTAAGTATGTATTTCCTGATGGAATGGAGTTGGTAGTTGATGGCCGGTATCATGATAAAACGCTTATAGGAGAGGCAATACCAGAGAGATACAGATGCATGACGTGTAAGACATATTGGAGATATAAGGAGAATTACGTGTAGGAGGCATGTATGGAGAGATTAACAAGCAACAAGGCAACATCAGATATGTCAATGATTGAACTGGCATATAATTGTTGTTATGCAGATAATGATGGCAATGCCAGATATAGAAATTACGAGTTGGATATTGATAGCAGAAAGTTTGTAAGAAGTCTTATCAAAGATATATGTGAAGATGATTTATCGGATATTACAGATGAAGAATTTGATGAGTATATGAGTGAAATGTTATCAATTGAACATGATAGCCAGATAGGGTTATTGGCATTATTTTATCGTAATTTATGGGTTATGGCTGATTTAAGAGAAAGACTTAAATATTACGAAGATTTAGAACTGGATGAGTATATTGAACAGGGCAGACTTCTTAAATTACCATGCAGCATGGGAGATAAGCTTTACTGGATAGATACAGAAGATGATGAAGGTAATGTATGTTTATGTATCAAGAGATATGAAGATTATGAACCAGTAGTTGGATTCTCCAATAAGAATGGAAAATTATATGTTCATATCGGATATGAGGATAATCCACCGTTAGAGATTGGAAGTATATATGCTTTATTGACAATAGAAGATGCGGAAAGAAAACTGGAAGAACTGAAGTTTAAAAATGCGTATATGAAATTATCTGAGAAAGTAAGAGGTGAAGAATAATGGCATTTTGCAGATGGTATCAAAAACAACTTGAAAATGTAACGGAGTATGAACAAGAACAGTGTGAGAAAATGGACAGGATTGCATGACTTGTCCTGATTTGTTAATAAAAGAAAACGTAATGGAATATAGAACAGAAGTATCCAAAATGGAAGATAAGGAATGACGTATGTGGAAAGTAACTAATAAAGATGGCAGCGTATTGGAAATAGACAGGGATAACAGCCTGATAATATATTTGAATACGCTTAACAATGAATCAGATCTGGAAGAGATAGTTAGGATTGAAAAAAATGAAAGCGATAATTAAATATCCAGGGAGCAAATGGTCTATTGCTAATTGGATTATTAATAAATTTCCGGAACATCATAGTTATCTTGAACTATTCTTTGGAAGTGGTGCGGTGCTTTTTAATAAATCCAGGAGTAATATTGAGACAGTAAATGATCTTGATGATAATGTTATTAATCTATTTAATTGGATTAAGAATGATCCGGAAAAACTGGCACATGAAATCTATTTCACACCATACGCAAGAAACATATATGAAAATTCTAATGATAACATTCCAGAAGAAAGTCTGGCTAAAGCTGTTAATTTTTGTATTCAAATTAATATGGGATATGGCTGTAGAATATTAGACAGAGTGGGTTGGAAGAAAGATGTTTATGGTCGAGAGAAAGCATATTCAGCTATAGATTGGTGCAAACTTCCTGATAGGATTATACAAGCGTCAGAACGATTGAGAGGAGTACAGATTGAAAATAAACCAGCGGTAGAACTTGCTCAACAGTTTAATCATAAGAATGTGCTAATATATGCAGATCCACCATATATGCAGGAAACAAGATGTTGTAAGCAATATAATCACGAGATGAATGATGAGGAACATAGTAATTTGCTTGATGTATTATTAGCACATAAAGGACCTGTATTAATAAGTGGGTATGATAATGATTTATATAATGATAGATTAAAGAACTGGTATAAAGGGGAAACAATAAGCTATACACGTAATGGTACTAGAAAAAGGGAAATATTGTGGATGAACTTTGAACCAGTTAGCCAATTAAGTTTGTTTGATTAAGATTGAGAGGAAAGAAGAATGAGCAGAGTATAAAGAGTATATGGATATGTCTATGATGATGTTAAGTATGTGTTCACATATATATATGCTTAAAGGCTGGGAGAAGTCCACAGGAGCTAACAGAGAGTACGGATATGCTCTTGCAACTGATATAACAATTATGAGAGAAAAGTTCTAAAATAAAATATTAAAAATAATAAAAAAATATTATATAGAACTATTGACATAGGGTGTACCATATGTTAATATATACTTGTAAGGAGGTGATACCCATGTCGAAGAAAAAAGAAAAGTCCGATAATGCAAAGACCTGGCTAATCGGAGCATTAACGGACTTGATAATCGGAATAATACTTCTGATTATCGACAAGCTTCTAAGTTAACTTAGAATATTAAGGGATGGGGCGAAAGCCCTAATCCCATTGATAATATATCACAATCTAAACTAGATAGAAAGGGGTAAGCATGTTATTTAAGTTAGGAATATTTTTTATAGCAATAGGTATTGCAAAGTTAGTCGTATATGTATGTAAAAAAGAGAGGAAAGATAAATGCCAGTAGGAAAACCAAACAGTCAGACAGTTGCATCTAAGAAGTACCAGGACAAGGCAGGATATATGTCTAAGTCATATAAGCTTAAGAAAGATGTTGTACAGGAATTCGCAGATAAGTGTGAGGATGATGGTAAAAGTCAGGCATCAGTCATAACCGAGCTTATGAGATTGTACATTTCTGGAAAGATTGTGTTATAGTGAATATGCAGTATCGGCTTCTAAAATATAATGTTTGGAGGTCATAGTAACAGATGGGTAGAAGAATTAAGTATTTTGCAGGGCAGCATGAAACACAACCTATAAAGGATCCTAAAGAGATAGATGCGTTATATAACTATTTTATGCAAAGGCAGAATAATGCAAAGTCGGATGTTAAGAGATACCAGGCAGACAGAGATTATATGTTGTTTCACATCGGACTTAATACAGCTTTCAGGGCTGAAGATTTACTGCAGCTCAGGGTGGCTGATGTTGTTAAGGGATATATACAGATTAAAGAAAACAAGACTGGTAAGATGCAGAATTATCGTATGAATAAACAGCTGCACCAAGATATACTTGATTATATAAGCAAGTATAATCTAAGTCTGTATGATTATCTGTTTCGAGGACAGATGAAGTATTTTAATGACAGGTCATATATATATCCTATCAACAGGCAGCGTGGATATCGTATAATTCATAATGCTGGAGAAGCGATTGGTATTCCTTATACATTCGGATTGCATAGTTTGCGTAAGACTTATGGATATCAATATATTAAGAATGGCGGCAACGTATTAACACTTATGAAGATGTATAATCATGATTCACCTGATGTAACTCTTAGGTATGTGCAATGGGGACGTGAGGATGCAGAGCACGATAGAAAGGAAATGTATATAGGACCAGGAAAGCATAAGAAGATATCATAATTGTGTTATATACAGAAAAAAGCGAATTATAAATGACAAGCTGCTCTTGTATAATAAAAAGAGCAGCTTGTCGCACATAATCTTTATCTTTAGTTGTGCTTTATGAAAATATCATAAAGACAATTAGATACTACATTAAGTATCAAATTAAATACAATTTCAAATATTAGATTATTCATAATACAAAATCTCCTTTTTTCATTTTTTAGAAAGACTAGATTTTCTTTCTGATTAAGATATAACAGACAAAAAAATTTTTTTTAAAATTAACAGCAAGCAGCCTTTTTAGAGCTGCTTTTTTTATGTACAGATGATAATACTTATCCACAAAAAACAGAGTTATTAACGAGTTATCAACTTACGGTATACTTTTTGTAATTATGATGAAAGTGAAATATAATTAGAGCATAGAAGAAACAAGGGTTTGAGAATATTTCTAAAGACTTATAAAAAATTATACACTTTTAGGGATTATGTATACTTTATTAAAGGGTGATAGGATGGGGTATGAAGACAAAAAAAGATATCTGGATATGTACAGGCATTATGTATCAAGGATGAATAACTATCAGACTGAGATTGATTTTATTAATTCGTTATATGGATTATCGTCATCAGAAATATCTGATATGCCAAAGGCACATAACCAGAGCGATTTATCAGACAGGGTTATTAAGATTGATAAGGAAACAAAGAAATTTATAAACAAGTTAAGAAGAGAGGAAGAGATAGCAGCTACAAAGGCAAGAGAGGTTCTTACTGTTATTAATACAGTCCAGGATGAAACAGATAGGAGAATATTAATAGCTAGACATATACAGCTTATGAATATGAAGGACATTATGAAAGCAGAAGGCTATTCACGCAGCGGACTTATAAAACGCTATAAAAGGGCTGTTAATTCAGTACAGTTATAAAAATATTAAAAAAAATAAAAGAGTGTACACCAGTACACATTAATATGTGTTATTTTTATATAGTCGATACTGCATCGAATCCTATCTTTTATGCATTGAGCGCTAGAAATAGCGCTCTTTCTTTAAGATAAAAGCAGTAAGACCTATGACATATACGTGAGGCATAGAGAGGGCAATATGATACAGGATGATATTGATTATGTAAAAGAGTGCATAAAGAATAATGAAGTGCATCGCTTTTACATATGGAGCAAATGGTTAAGAGTCCGGAAAGAAATACTTAAGCGTGATCACAATGAATGTGTTGACTGTAGAGCTGCTGGAAGATATACCAAAGCAACAACAGTACATCATATTAACTATGTAAAGCATCATCCTGAGTTGGCTCTTGAAGCTATGTATATAGATGATAAAGGCTGCGAACAACGTAACCTTATAAGTTTGTGTCACGAATGTCACGAAAAAAGGCATGGATATAGACAAAAGAATTATCGGGCACCATTGACAGAAGAGCGGTGGGATTAGAATACCCCCGGGTAAAAAAATGCAAAAATTTTTGGCTCTGACAAATACCGGTGCAAAACTCGACAATCCAGATTTGCCTTGCGCATTATGTAAAAAGTGATTTTATAGTTTTTCATGGTATGCGTAACATATTTATAATATATATGCATACAGACACAAAATTGCTGTTTCAATTTTAACTTTCAACAATTCAGACAGGAGGTATGTATGGCAACGATATCACAACGTATCAGGTGTTCATTAATTGAGCAGCTCAATCGTAAAAATGCAAAAGAATATCACTTTGAAAAGCTTGTTGATGATTATTGTGAATTGTATGATATCAAAGCTAAACTTATCAAAGATGTTAAAGAAAATGGTGTAACCATAACAGAACTTAATGTTAAAGGTTATGAAGTTCACAAAGCTAATCCTGCAATCTCTGAAATATCTAAAATCAGTGGAGCTATGCTTAAGATACTTTCGCAGCTAAATATATCTGCAGAAGACAATATATCCGAGGGTGAGGATAAGAATGATACCGGATTATAGGATACAGAAGTACATTGACCTTGTAAGAAAAGCTCCATACAAGATGTGCGAAGAACAGTATCAGTTATGTGACCTTGTTGAAAAAATATTTAAAACAGAAGACCTGATTGTTGATTCCAGACAATTAGATAAATATCTTGCATTTCAGAAATACTTTCCATTCGATTTACTCGATTGGGAAGTATTTTGTTTTGCTTTGCATAATTGTGTATACAAGAAAAATGGGCAGCTTCGTTTTCCAGTATTGCTTATATATGTTGGTAGGGGTGCAGGAAAAAATGGCTACCTTGGCTTTGAAGATTTCTGTTTGTTAACGCCTGTTAATGGTATTAAACATTACAACATTGATATATTTGCTATGTCTGAACAGCAGTCAAAAACCTCATTCAAGGATGTATATAACGTGCTTGAGGAAAATAAAAGCTTTATGAAAAAGTACTTCAAGTGGACGAAGGAAGTAATAACAAATATTAAAACTGGTTCAGAATTTGCCTTTAATACATCTAATCCAAAGACAAAAGATGGTTTTCGACCTGGTAAAGTTGATTTTGATGAATATCATGCGTATGAGAATATGAAGCTGGTTGATGTAGCTGTTACTGGCTTGGGAAAAGTTCCATTTCCAAGAAGAACAATAGTTACCACTGATGGAGATGTAAGAGATGGACCTCTTGATACTATGCTTGATAAGTCACGTAGGATATTAAGTGGTGAATTGCCTGATAATGGTATGATTCCATTCATATGCCGGATAAAGGACAAGGAAGATATTAAGAATCCAGATAACTGGCCAATGGCTAATCCGTCATATCCATATTTTGCTAATCTTCAGGAAGAGATGAAGCTGGAATATGATGATTATGTTATAGATCCTCTTGGTAATGCCTCTTTTGCAACAAAAAGGTGTAACTGCCCTGGCGGAGCTATCAGGGAGGATGTGGTTACTGATTGGAAGAACATAAAGGCAACAAATATTATTATTCCTCAATTCGAGCATGGAACTAATGCTGTGGGTGGACTTGATTATGCCAGCACGGAGGATTTTGTATCTGCGGCAATCCTTGTTATTCAGGATGGAATAGATTATGTGTATCAGCATACGTGGATATGTGAAGCAAGTAAAGATTTGCCACGTATCAAGGCACCGCTAAGAGAGTGGGAACGCAGGGGATTATGTGAATTCGTAAAAGGTCCTGAGATTAGTCCGGACTTGCCGGCACAATGGTTCGATTCTATGAATGAACGCTTTAACATTTTAAAGATAGGCATTGATAAGTACAGATATACACTTATGTCTAAGGCACTGGCTGAATACGGTTTCCTGGCTGATAAGGATGGAAAAATAAAGATAGTAAGACCATCTGATGAAATGCAGCTTATACCAACGCTTACTAGTCTGTTCAACAATAACAGGATAGCAGTTGGTGATGATCCTCTGATGAGGTGGTGTATTAACAATTCTAAGAGAGTTACCTCATCTGCAGGTAATATGACTTATGGAAAGATTGAACCTAAGTCACGTAAAACGGATGCATTTAAGGCATTGGTGGCGGCAGAGATATGCAGGGATGAGCTTATTGCTATGAATGAGATTAATCAGACAATGTTCAACACTATGAATGTATATACATATTGATTGATATTAACAATGACAATAACGATGGGAGGTGAGGGCATTGGGAATAAGAGCTTTTTTTACAGATCTTTTAACAGGTAAATCCAGGGAAGCTGCTTTCAGGCAGGAGATGGAAGCAGTATATGATTCGTCTGAGTACCAGGCTATATCAGAATGTATATTTGATATGAATATTGGCATTAATATGATTGCAAATGCTATTGCAAAATGTGAATTCCAGACAAGGATCCGTGGCAAGAATGTAAAAAAAGATGAATATTATCTATGGAATTATGCGCCAAACAAGAATGAAAGCTCTACATATTTTATAAAAAAGATGGTGTCGAAGCTCTTAAAGAACAACGAATGTCTTGTATATGAACTTGCAGGGCAGTTGTTTGTTGCTGATGGATATACAATGTCTGATGATGTTGTACGTGAGAAAGTATTTTCTAATGTCAGTACTGGAAGCTTTTCTGTAAATAGGGTGTTTGGAATGTCGGAAGTATTATATTTTAAAAATAATAATGAGAATATGACGGCACTTCTTAATGGCATAATAAACAGCTATGACACTTTAGTCCAGACGGCTTATGAAAAGTTCTATAAATCAGGTGGCGAAAAGGGCATACTGACGATTGATGCACAAAAGATTCTGGGAGATGCCAAGCTGTTAGGAAAAACATATGAAGAGATAATGGATGAGATGATGAATGTCCGCTTCAAGAAGTTCTATAATTCACGTAATGCGGTACTTCCATTGTTTAACGGTTATTCCTATGAATCAAATGGAGCTAAAGAGTCAACTAAAAAATCCACAAGCGAGTTAAAGGATTTCATAGATGTTAATGATGAGATAAAGAAAAAAGCTGCAGGAGCATTGAATATCCCATATGCGCTATACGCTGGTGAGATAGCCGATATAGATGCTCTTATGGATGAATTCATAACTATAACGATAGAGCCGTTGTGCGACATATTACAGACAGAAATTAACCGGAAACGCTCTGGCAAGGAGATACTTAATGGTACTGGTCTTAATATAGATACATCATCTATATCTTATATAGACATATTTAAAAATGCTGAAAAGTCAGACAAGCTTATATCTAGTGGACTTTACAGTATCAATGAGCTTCGCCATAAGCTGAATGAACCAGCAATAGATAGCTCTATAGGCGATACTCATTATATTACTAAAAATTATGACATTATGAAAGAAGGTGATAATGGTGGACAAGAGAAAAATGATGTTCAGACAGGAGAAGAATGATTCAGGGACTACTAAGATATATATTTATGATAATATAACAGCTCAGGGTCCCTTTAACTGGGAAACATGGGAATATGATGAATCAGAAACCTCGGCAAAGCATTTTATAAGCCTGCTTGATTCTATACCAGATGGAAGTGATATAGAGCTTCATATTAATTCGTATGGTGGTGAGGTTAAAGAGGGAGTAGGTATATACAATCTTCTTAAGGCTAAACAGGCAAATAAGATATGCCATATTGATTGTTTTGCATATTCTGTTGCTTATGTCATAGCACTTGGATGTGACAAGATAATAATGCATAGGGGTTCTACAATTCTGTTGCATAATATGTGGTTGACATGCAGTGGTAATGCAACACAGCTACGCAAGGCAGCAGATGATCTTGATGAGATGATGGCAGCTAACAGACAGATATTTCTTGAAAAGTGTAATCTGAGTGAAGATGAGCTTATAGAAATGCTTGATAAAGAAACTATATTAAGTCCTGATGAGGCACTTAAGTATGGTTTTTGTGATGAAGTAGATTCCCAGCAGCTTGTACCAGCCGAGGAAGGTGCTAGTCAGTTCAAGCAGATGTATGAACAGCTTACATCACAGATGAATTCGCAGAAGTCACTTTCACTTATGGCAGCGGAGTTTATACAGCAGGCGGCAGCGAGCAAAGAAACTATGATGGAAAAGGAAAGGCTTGAGAAAGAAAAGCTGGAAAAAGAGCAGGCTGCTAAAGAAAAACTGGAACATGAAAAGGATGAGAAAGCTTATAAAGCACTAACAGAACAGCTCTGTAGTGCTTTTTTTAGTGCAACAAGTAACGCACTAAGCAATAAATTATAATAATTCAGGAGGAAAGATATGTTAAACAAAGATTTATTTCAGGCGGCAAATGCAGAGGCACTTGCCAATTTATCACAGGCACTTAAAAGTGATGATACAGAAGCCGCTACAAAGGCTATGGAAAAGTTTGGTGAGAATATAGCTAATATTATTCACGAAGAGGCAGAACAGCTTCAGGGGAATAATGATGCAGCTATTCTTGCAAGCAGAGGTGTAAGACAGCTTACAGGAGAGGAAAGAACATTCTATACAGAATTAAGCGAGGCTATGCGCGCCGGAAACCCTAAGCAGGCACTTGTGAACATTGACAAGGCTATCCCACAGACAATCATTGACACGGTTATTGAAGATATGCAGAATGCACATCCGCTTCTTAGCGTTATTAATTTTATCAACTGCCAGGGAGCTATCAAAATGATTGTCAATGCTGATAATATTGACCTTGCAACCTGGGGAGCATTAACAACTAAGATATCTACAGAGCTTGCAGGTAAGATTGATGTTATGGATATGACACTTGCCAAGTTATCAGCTTTCATTCCAGTTTCCAAGGATATGTTAGATCTTGGACCATCCTGGTTAGATAATTATGTAAGAATCATCTTATCAGAAGCATGCGCCGGTGGTCTTGAATTAGGTATCTTAAAGGGTACAGGCAAGAATCAGCCAATAGGTATGTGTAAGAATCTTGATGGTTCTGTAACACAGGGGGAATATGCTGATAAAACAAAAGTGAAACTGTTAAGTTTTGATCCAGTAGAATATTGTACTATTATATCAGACCTTGCTAAAAAGCCTAATAATGCAGGATACAGAGCAGTACCATCTGTTGCATTCATATGCAATCCGGCGGATTATATAGCGAAGATTGTTCCTTGTACAACAGTCAGGGATTCAGCCGGAAACTATAAGAATAATATATTCCCTTATCCAACAACTCCTATACAGTCTATTGCACTCAATGAAGGTGAAGCCATTATTGGTCTTCCAGCAAAGTACTTTATGGGTATAGGTGCTGGTAAGTCAGGAAAGATTGAGTATTCAGATGAATACCAGTTCCTTGATGATAACAGGGTATATCTTGTCAAGATGTATGCAATGGGTAAGCCTAAGGATAATAATGCTTTCAAGTATCTTGATATCACTAAGCTTAAACCTATTTCTCTTAAGGTTGAGGTTACTAACACAGAGAATAATCCTGTAAACACAAAGGCTAAGGCTTCTGCATGATGAATGAGGTAAGCGATAAGCTTCTGGAGGATATTAAGAATAACATAGACAGGACATGGAAGGATGATGCAGCGGATAAGAAATTATCCGGCATCATCTTGCGTGGCTGTAACAGGATTAATGATATATGTGGCTGCGAGTTCGATTATGAGCAGGAGAATACAGCAAAAGAGTTATTAATCAGTTATGTTATGTATGCTCTTGCAGGAGCATTAGACGACTGGCAGAAGAATTATTCACAGGATATTAACAGGCTGCAGCTTATACAGGAGGTGAAGGCCTATGCTGACAGGGAAGCAGGCAAACAGGGAACTGTTTAACGATGGTGAACTGGATGTGTATTCTACGAATAAAAGAGTTATTGTGCAGCATAAAGTACACCTTAGATTCGGATTAAGAACAGTTGGCGTTACAAGATTCTATCAGGCCAAGATAGCTAATAGCGGCATAGACAGGCTTATAAGTGTACCGCTTAATCCTTTTATCAACACGAATAACACACTTGTTATTATGAATGATGTGCAATATACAGTAAGCCAGGTTCAGGAGAAGTATGATACAATTCCTCCGGCTATGTATGTAACGCTTAACAAGGCTATGCCGGAATTTAGCAGAAAGGAAGTAACGGATGAAGGTACTTAAATCTTTTATGTATAAAAATATAGGTGCAACACAGGGAGATGACATAAACATATCTGATGATGAACTTGCTAATACACTTATAAGTAAGAAGCTCATTGAACCTGATAAGGTAATAAAAAAGAAAAACATTCAGGTGTCGAAACAGAAATCAGAAGGTGATTCTAATGCCAAAAACGATAAAGGTTGATGCACTTGCAAGTGAAATCATGAGCCTTCTGCACGAGTATGCTAATGATGTTACTTCTGATATGAAGAAGGATATTGATAGTGTGGCCAGAGGAACAGTTAAAAGAATTAAGGAAAAAGCACCTGTCCGACATGATGGCAGAAAGAAAAAATATGAGCCAGGTTCTTACAGGGATAGCTGGAGAAGTACTATAGATGAAGAGAATTCATACAGGAAAAGCAGAATTGTTTATGCTAGTAAGCATCAATATTCTCTTACACATCTTCTTGAAAATGGTCACAGGATAGTACGCCCTGATAAGACTAATACAGGCAGAAAAACACAACCTATTGCCCATATTAAACCGGCAGAGGACTGGGCTGTTAATGAGCTTGAAATAAGAACTATAAGACGTATAAAGGAGAACAGTAATTGAGTTTTAGTGAAGTTGAACAGATGATAGCTGAACTTGGTCTGCCTTATGCATACTGGTGTTTTGATGAAGATGAAGTACCGGCAGCACCATATATAATATATTCAATGCCGGAATCTGATAATATGGCAGCAGATGGCAGAGTTTACCAGAAGGTAAATAAGCTGTATATAGAACTGTATGTAAGTGAAAAGAGTCCACGTATAGAAGCACAGCTTGAAGAGCTCCTTGATGCACATGAACTTTTTTATAACAGACAGGAATATTACATAGAAAAAGATAAGATGTTTGAAGAATTATATACATTGGAGGTGTAATGAATAATGGAGAAAGAAAATAAAGTTAAGTTTAACCTTAAGAATGTACATTATGCGAAGCTTAATATCGATGAGGAAGGAACAGTCACATATGACAAGCCTAAGGCTATTCCAGGAGGTGTGGAATTATCTCTTGATGCAAAGGGGGACACAGAAGAATTCTATGCTGATGGTATGGTATATTATACTTCTACGGCCAATAATGGTTATGAAGGTGATCTTGAAATTGCATTAGTTCCACAATCTTTTGAAACAGACATTCTCAAGAATGAGCTGGATGATAATAAGGTGTCTGTTGAAAACAGTAACACAGAATCATCAGAATTTGCGTTATTATTTGAGTTTGATGGAGATGCCAAAGCAGTAAGACATGTACTATACAGATGCAAAGCAAGCCGCCCATCCGTAGCATCTAAAACAATCGAAGATAAGAAAGAGGTACAGACAGAAAAGTTGTCTATTAAGGCTTCACCTCTTGCCAATGGCAATGTTAAGACTAAGACTACAGCTTCAACACCAGATGAAACATACAATAAATGGTATGAGGCTGTTTATATTCCAGTAAAGACAGGAGCGGCAGGTTGATATGATATTAAAAGAGATTGATATTGATGGAAAAAAGGTTAAATTCAGAGCGTCTGCGACAGTCCCACGACTGTACAGGCGTTTTTTTATGAGAGATATTTTTAAGGATATGCAGAAGCTTGCTGCACAATCTGAAAAGGCGAAAAAAGATGGAACAGACTTTGAGATTGATGATCTTGAAATGTTTGAAAATGTTGCTTACATTATGGCTAAACACGCAGATCCGGATATACCTAATGATCCTGATGAATGGCTTGAGCAGTTTGATACATTTTCTATATATCAAGTGTTACCGGAGATTTTAAAGCTGTGGCATCTCGATAACCTCACAACGATAGAAAGTAAAAAAAAATTAGAGCAACTAGCAGGGAAATGACAACACCATTGTTTATGTACCGATGTCTGCAGATAGGGCTTTCTATTCAAGATTGTGATTATGTAACAATAGGGCTTGTGCATGATATGTATGCAGAAAAAATGAATGATGATTATGACTGGCCAGTTGTGGCACAGCAGGAAGACTTTGACCGCTTTTAATGTTTAGCATTAAGGCGGTCTTTTTGGAGTTGTTTTATGGCGAAAAGTAGAATAGCAGGAATTACTGTAGAAATTGGAGGAGATACAACTAAACTCCAAAGTGCATTAAAAGATACGAATTCGGCAATAAAGACAACCCAAAGTGAATTAAAAGATGTTAATAAGTTATTAAAGCTGGATCCTACTAATACTGAGCTGTTAAGCCAGAAGCAGAAACTATTAAAGACTGCTATAGAAGAAACGAGTAATAAGCTTACAGCTTTAAAAGAAGCTGAGAAGCAGGCGGCAACAGAGGTAGGACAGAAGGGCAAGATAAGCCAGGAACAATATCAGGCGCTGTGCAGGGAGATAGTTGCAACAGAGCAGGAGCTAAAGAATCTTACTAAAGAAAGTATGTCTGCGAATGCAAAGCTTGCAAGTATAGCGGATATTACTGGAAAAGTTGGAGAGGGAGCACAGAGCATTGGACGTAATATGTCTAAGGGAAGTGCCGCTATTATAGGTCTTGGTGCGGCGGCAGTAAAAACGACTGCTGATTTTGAAAGTTCTATGAGCAATGTTGCAGCTATATCAGGTGCAACTGGTGAGGATTTAGAAGCACTTAAGAGTAAAGCAAGAGAAATGGGGTCACAGACTAAGTTCTCAGCTACAGAAGCTGGTGATGCATTTGGCTATATGGCTATGGCAGGGTGGAAAACATCAGATATGATTAATGGTATATCTGGAATAATGAATCTTGCAGCGGCATCAGGGGAAGACCTGGCAACAACGTCAGATATAGTAACTGACGCACTTACAGCATTTGGATTAACAGCATCCGATTCAGGACATTTCGCAGATGTTCTTGCAGCGGCATCTTCTAATGCAAATACTAATGTATCTATGATGGGTGAGACATTCAAATATGCAGCGCCTATTGCAGGAGCATTAGGCTATAGTGTAGAAGATACTGCTGAAGCTATTGGACTTATGGCCAATAGTGGTATAAAGGCTTCACAGGCAGGTACAGTACTTCGTAAGATAATGACTTCCTTAACTGGTGATATTGAGATTGAAGGAAATGAGTTAGGTAAGGCAACAATAGCGACAACTAATGCAGATGGATCAATGAGAGGTCTGTCATATATATTATCAGATTGTCGTGAAGCGTTTGGCCAGTTGTCGGAATCAGAAAAGTCAAGTGCCGCAAGTTCTCTTGTTGGCACGGAGGCTATGTCAGGCTTTCTTGCACTTATGAATGCAGCTCCTTCAGATATAGAAAAATTGTCAGGAGCTATTAATAACTGCGATGGAACAGCAGAGAATATGGCTGCTACAATGCAGGATAATCTGAGTGGACAGATTACAACACTTAAAAGCCAGCTTCAGGAGCTTGCTATAAGTATGGGTGAACTTTTAATGCCAAGTATATTACAGATAGTAGAAGGCATTATGAGTGTTGTATCACAGTTTAATGGAATGTCAGAAAGCTCTAAGCGGCTCATAGTTAATATAGCATTAGTAGTGGCGGCGATTGGACCGGCACTGATAATATTCGGTAAGATAGCAACTGGAATATCGTCAATTATAAGTCTTGTGTCTACCATTATTCCAATAATAACGACATTGATTGGAATAATAACAGGAACAAGCGGCGCTGTTGCTGGATTGTCAGGTGCACTGGCAGTACTTACAGGACCGATAGGACTTGTTATAGCTGCTGTTACGGCGGTAATAGCTATAATAACAGCTTTATATTTTAAGTGTGATGATTTCAGGAACTTTATTAATACGAAATTTACGGAATTAGCATCATATCTGAAAGCATTTTTCAATGGAATGATAACGGCTATACAGTCATTCTGGGAGACAATAGAACCAGTGATTATGACGGCTTTAGAGATTATTAAAGGTGCTATTTCTGTATTCTGTGAATATATTAAGCTCGTTATATCATTGTGGATATCGACAATATCAGCAATTATAAAAGCTGCACTTGCAATTATTCAAAATGCAATTAGTTCAGTACTTGGTGTTATACAAGGTATTGTGGAAGGAATTATGCATACCATACAGGGAATTATAGATGTTGTTATGGGTGTGATTACTGGAGACTGGGACAGAGCATGGCATGGCTTGCTTGAAATAATTGGTGGCATCGTTGAAGGTATAGGAAGTGTTATTGGTAATATGGTTTCATTTCTTTACAATACATTCGGTGATCTGGTTGATATAGCTTTCTCATGGGGTTCTGATATGATAAGTGGTCTGATTGATGGTATCTGGTCTATGCTTGGTGCGGTTGGAAATGCAGCCAAATCAGTAGCAGAGAAGATAACAAGCTTCCTGCATTTCTCACGTCCGGATGAAGGGCCTCTTAGAGATTATGAGAAATGGATGCCTGACTTTGTTGGCAGAATGGCAGAGCAGATTAACCAGCAGAAGCATCTTATATCTGATGCAGCCATGGAACTAGCCACTAATCTTAATATAAGCGGTATGATTGCTTCTGGTTCACAGGGCAGCCAGACAACAAGCAACAATACACAGATTAACTTTAACGGAAACTATAATTTTAAGGATAAGGCAGATGTTGATTACTTTATGAATCAGGCTGCGTTAAAGCTGGTGATTGATAGATGATAGTGAATAACAGTAATGCAAATATTGACTTACGAAAGAAATATAAAAATGTTGTGTGGCTTAGTCAGACGATTAAGACACGTAATGTAACAACTTATGTTGACTGGCTGGAAGAAAGCTTTCTTCCGGCAAAGTCAAAGCCTAACAGATACACGGATTTTGAGATATGTATAGAAATGCTTGTTAAAGGTGAAAGCAAAGAAGAGTGTGAGCTTACTATGAGTTCTATAATGAGTGATTTTGATTCTGGAGAGCTGCAGCTTGATAATATGAACTTAACATATGACTTTGACTTTAAGAGTGAAGATAGGGAACTTGTCAAAAGATGGCTATATAGTTATAAGATTAATCTTAATGCATATAGCAAGAAGGGAATATTGCGTACTGTAGAATTTACTGGAAAAGAAAAAACACTTGTAATGGAAGGTACTACAAAGTCGCCAGCAATCGTAACTATTACACCGGATATAGCATTAGTCAGTCTTACTATAAAAGGCATAACTGATGAAGCTATAACTATTAAGGATATAGCCAGAAATGCAAAGATTGTTATTGATGGACAGAATTGTACGATTACAGAAAATGACAGGAATATACTTGATAAGACCGATCTGTGGGAGTTTCCAAGGCTAATGCCTGGGAAAAATATTATTACACTTGATAATTCATGTAGTGTGAAGATTGACTATAGGGCGTTTTACAGATGATTTTTGTCCGTATCCTAAATACATATTTTATATGATCATAAGGAAGTGTCTTTGTGATACGGACAGAAAAATGCTTTATTCTGATAGGAAAGGAGCGGTACATGTTACGATATAAAGATAAAAACGGCATAGTATCGCCGCTTATAAAATATAAAGATTTATATATAGAAAAAGTACTTGATTATGGTGATAAAACACTTGGTTTCGGCGCTGATCAGAGTGTTGTGAATAAGATTGAGCTTGAAGATTATATAATAACCAAGACTGATGAATATGTTATAAAACAGATAAATGACTCTGATAATAATTTCTATGACATAGTTGCGAAGCTTAATATTGATGCACTAGAAGGTAATGCAATACAGAAATTTGAAACTGTAGAGCAGACAGCCCTCAATTCTGCTAATCTTGCCATAGCAGGAACCGGCTGGACTTGTGAATGTGATATTAAAAAGAAACGTACTGTAAGAATGACTAATAGTTCATCATGGGACATTCTTAAAAAGATTGCAGACACATTCAGACTTGAGATGACTATAGATTCACTGAATAAGAAAATTGTTTACAAGGAGAAAATAGGAGAGGATAAAGGTTGTTATTTTTCTGATCAGCTTAATCTTGTTTCATTAAGCAGTCAGTCAGATACTACGAATTTTTATACAAGAATTCTTCCAATAGGTAAAGATGGTCTTACTATAGAATCTGTGAATAATGGTAGTAAATTTCTTGAAAATCATACTTATAGTGCAAAGAATAAGACGTATATATGGAAAGATGAAAGATATACGGTACCTGAATCTTTAAAAGAGGATGCGGCAGCTAAGCTTGAAGAGCTAGCTTGTCCTTATATATCTTATAGTTGTAAGTTGATTGACCTGGATAATTCTTGTTGTGATGTTGGTGATATTATTACGATTATTAATAAGCAGAAGCATACAAGAATAAAGCAGCGCATAGTTAAGCTGAAGCATTATCCAGATAATCCGGCAGATGATACCTGTGAGATATCCAACCTGAAGCTTTCGTTTTCTTCATATGTGAATAAATACAATAATACAACTGATACGGTTGATAATATTACAAATGACAATGGTACTGTTGATGGTGATTGTATTGATAATATTGATGCATCTAAAGTTCTTAATATTGATACAGTTATTGCAAATAATGCTGAGTTTGTAAATACAAAGACAAAGGTACTTGAAGTTGAACAGAGCATGACGGCTGCAGAAGCCAGAATAGGAACTTTAGAGGCGACAACATTAAAAAGTACAGATGCAGATATTAAATACGCAAATATAGACTTCTCCAATATCGGAAAAGCAGCAATGGAATATTTCTATGCTCATTCCGGTCTTATAAAAAATGTCGTTGTTGGTGACCAGCAGATAACCGGAGAACTTATAGGTGTTACCATAAAAGGTGATTTGATAGAGGGAAATACCATTGTTGCTGAAAAATTGGTGATAAAGGGTGACGATGGCCTTTATTACAAACTTAACACCGATGGTATGGGTGTTGAGGCAGAACAAACTGAATATAACAGCTTAAATGGTAGTATTATTCGTGCTAAGTCAATCACAGCAACAAAGATTGCGGTGGATGATTTGGTTGCGTTTGATGCTACCATTGCTGGTTTTAACATAACTGACGAAGCTATATATTCAGGTGTAAAGGAATCGGCACTTAATACTACAAGAGGTATATATCTTGGTAAAGATGGACAGCTCGCATTCGGTGACGGCAATAATTATCTGAGATTCTACAAAGATTCATCAGGTAGATATAAGCTTGAAATATCAGCCGAAAGTATGAATTTTTCAAGCACAGGCGCGAGCGTAGAAGATACTATCAATGACATTAACGATAAGGTTAATTCTGTAGTGTCTGTTGAAAAATCAGAGGTAACATACCAGGTTGGAACAAGTGGAACAGTCAAACCAACAGGTACATGGTTAAAAGATATGCCGAGTGTAAAGGCAGGACAATTTTTATGGACGCGAACACTTATAACATATTCTGATAAGTCTGTAACGGAGTTGTTCAGCGTAAGTTCCATGGGTACTAAAGGTGAAACTGGAACCACAGGTCTTAAATCACTTCAACCGACAAGAAATTGGAATGGTACATTCACAATCGTTAGTGCTACTGTAAATTGCACTACAGATGATTTTAATCGTACACCGGTAGTAGGTGATACTTTTACCAATCTTGATGGCTCATCTAATACTGGCACATGGAAAGTTACAGCGGTATCCGGTTACACAGTTAGCATACAACTTCTATCCTACGTATCAAGTAAGGGCGATAAAGGAGATAAAGGTGATAAAGGCGCAGCCGGAGCAGATGCGATAATTATAAGTATCACTTCGAGTAGTGGCACAATATTCAAGAACAATTCAGGAACAACAATTCTGACGGCTCATGTGTATAAGGGTGGAGTTGAACAGGCAATCAACACAAATGGAGTATGCGGTTCTTTAGGAACAGTCAAATGGTATAAAGGAACGTCATTAATTTCAGCAGCAAGTGCAATAAATGTATCAGCTGCAGATGTTAACAATACCCAGATTTATACATGTCAGCTTGAAGGATAAAAAGGAAGGAGCGTGATAGTCAAAATGGCAGTTAAAGCATCAAGCCAGATATCAATGATTGATGTTACAGATGCATATTCTGTATTACTTACAAGCGAAGCATATGCATTTACAGGGAATACATCGGGAGCACCAGCAGGCCTTACATGTACAACACAGGTAGTTGCTTTCTGCGGTCAGAAATCATGTACAAGCTTAAATGTGAGCAACATAAGTTGTCCTACAGGAATAACAGCTACAGTGTCTAACAATAATACAGCATCACCTACAGTGACATTCAAAACAACGGCAACTATAACAGCTACTTGCGAAGCGATAATACCAGTTAGTGTTGATGGAATCACGATTAATAAGAAGTTTTCATTTGCCGTAGCAAAAACCGGTAGTACAGGAGCTAAGGGCGATAAAGGGTTAAAAGGGGATAAAGGTGAAACTGGTGCTACAGGAATTGGTGTTAAATCAACTGCAGTAACATATCAAGTATCTTCGTCAGGTACAACAGCTCCTACAGGAACCTGGAGTACATCCGTTCCATCAGTATCAGCAGGACAGTTTCTGTGGACCAGGACTATAATTACATATTCGAATAACACAACATCTACGTTATATTCAGTGGGACGTAATGGTACTAATGGTGTGAACGGTACTAATGGAACCAATGGTCAAAATGGTAAAAGTATAGGGCAGGTGGTAAATTACTATTTAGCTACAAATGCATCTTCTAATGTAACAACATCAACTTCTGGATGGACAACAACAGTTCAGTCAGTATCATCGAGCAAAAAATATCTTTGGAATTATGAAGTGGTTAAGTATACAGATGGTACGATCGCTAGTACAACGGCGCCATGTATTATAGGTTATTATGGCGACACCGGAGCAAAGGGTGATAAAGGAGCTAAAGGTGACACTGGAGCAATTGGTCCGACCGGAGTTGGTATAAAAAGTATTACAGAATATTATGCAGTATCTACCACAAACACAACGGCACCTACATCATGGGTTACTTCTATCCCGACTCTGACCGCTTCTAATAAATATTTGTGGAATTATGAGACGGTGACGTATACCAACAATAGTACAGTAAGTACATCCAAAAGAGTTATTGGCGTATATGGCGATAAAGGATTAAAAGGTGACACAGGTGCTAAAGGGGATAAAGGAGCGACAGGCTCACAAGGACCTCAGGGCGTAAAAGGTGATAAGGGCGACACTGGAGCAGCTGGAAATGGAATAGCTAGTACGTCAGTTGCATATCAGGCAGGTCCGTCAGGTACAACAGCTCCTACAGGAACCTGGAGTACATCCGTTCCATCCACAAGTGCAGCGGCACCATATCTCTGGACACGTATAACCATAAAATATACAAACGGTACTGTAACTAATTCATATTCAGTCGGAAGTACACCCGAAGGCATAAGCGTTGGCGGAAGAAATTTAGCTGAATCCACTAATCAGGGAACAACTGGATGGGGTTGGTCAATGAAGTCAGGCGGACATACACAATCAGAGATAGTAGAAAATAATATCAGAACTTGTAAACTACTGAGAAATTCCACAGCACAGTCAGGATGGTCTGTCATTGCATATTCACGCATAGGACGTTCTAAATATGAACCTAATACGGTATATACAGTATCATTTGATGTTAAGTCAAATGTGAATACTGTGATGAACATAGATTTGCTTCAAGGTAATGGTACTGATAATCTCATGGGTAGTAGTACTGCTGTAAATAGACAAATTAAAGCTAATCAGTGGAATAAGTTGATATGGATAATTAAAACAGTCACAACACTTCCTAGTTCGACAGGACAGCTGTTGTACCTCACAGCAATGAACAGTGGCACTGGTGTATGGTATCAGTTTAAGAATCTAAAGATTGAAAAAGGCAACAAAGCCACAGACTGGTCACCAGCTCCTGAAGATATTGACACTAAGTTCGATAACTACACTACAACTGAGCAGATGAAACGTGATTTCAAGAATAGCTCATCGGAGTTATACAGCGCAATCAATTCCTCATTTGCTACGAATGGGCAGGTGTCAACTGTAGATGGTAAATTCAGCAATTATTATACTAAAACTACAATAGATTCCACAATCGAGCAGGTTAAAGATTCTATAAGCATGAAAGTAAGCCAGACTGATTTTGACAAACAGACAAAGGCAACGTCTGCTTCACTGGAACTTAAACTTAATAAAACAGATAACAACAAAGTTGTTGCCATGTTAAATGCATCTGCAGATACCATTAGCCTTAAGTCCAATCGTTTTACGCTGGATTCCACATATACGAAGATAGCTGCAGATGGAACAATAACATGTTCTAATTTAAATTGCACTAACGCAAAAATTACAGGCGGTAGTATTAATATAACCACTTCGAGTAAAGAAGAAAATAAGATTGAATTATCGTATCAGGACGCTGCTATTAAACTTGCACCGAATGGAATTACTTTAGACACTACTAGATATTCATTCAAATTAACACCTATGAAATTAACAATGTCTTTCTCAGGTGGAGGTATAGAAGCGAACACTACGATTGATCCCAATGGTATATCAACAACGTTTGGCGTTAGAGCAGAAACAATTGTCGCTTCAGCAGTATTGAAAATAGGTCCACAATCTTACGGAAGTAATGCGGCAACAGGAGCAAGATTAGAAGCAACAAACCAGGATTTAAGATTATATGCTTCACCAGAAACTACATATTATGTGAGATTGGGCGTTGATTATAACGGTTCAACAGTAAAACACGGATGGCATTTTGGACCTGATGGAGGTGGCTCAATAATGTTAGGCACAAGTAGTCATGCGTGGTCAAATGGTTTCTTTGATGGAACAGTTTATATACAGCATGGCGACATGCATATAAGCACAGGTAGCTGTTATTGCTATGATTATTATTATATTTGGTCAGGAGGTGGATGGGTTGAATTAAGCAACTGGATAGCTGCAAAGTTATAATATTTTAAATTTAAGGAGGAACAAATTATGTTAGATTTAACAAAAACAATTTCAATGTCAGGATACAGCTATGTAGAGCAGGATGTAGCAGATTACGACGAAGGAAGTACTACAACTCATAAGGAGAGAGTGCCAGTGGTATACCTGTCAGCAGATGTGTCCGATTCAGGTGCTGAGCCACACGTGAGCTTCACAATCCAGAATAAGGATTTATACATTGCGAACAAGAAGACATGTGATGCGGAAATATCCGAGTTCTACATACAGGCGTTATCACTTGTAAAGTAAAGGAGGAGCAGAATGAATCTTACATTTAAAGATATTAGTGAGCTATATGACAAATTACGCAGCATATCAATAAAAAAGCTGCCATTTAAGATATCTTATGCTATATCTAAGAATATGGCTGGAATTGAGCAAGAGAATAAGATTATCGAGAGCAATCGAATAAAGCTTATAGAAATGTATGCTGATAAAGATGAAACTGGAAAAGCTGTTATAAATAATGGTGAATACCATATATCAGAAGAAATCCAGCCAGCTTTCGCTAATGAGTACAATGAGTTTATGAATACCAAGACAGATGTGTTAAAAGATATCAGCAAAATCAATATATCAGAGTTTGATAAGCTTGAAGATTCAAGATATGATGCATTGAGTGCAGCTGATATGACAGTCTTATCGTTTATGATAAGTGAAGAAAAGATACAGTAAAGTTTATAGGAGGATAAGTAATTATGATGACAATGAGAGGAATATACGTAGCAGCCGCACACAATAAGTTGATACAATTAGTTATTATAGCAGTAATTATTGATACGATATTTGGAGTATTAAGAGCAGTTAAAGAACACAAGTTTAACAGCTGCTTTGGCATCGATGGCGCAATAAGAAAGTGTGCAATGGTTATATCAATAATGCTACTTGTAATTGTAGATTACATAACAGGTTTTAATATGATTGGATTCCTACCGGAGGAAATAAGACAGCATATCGGAAATAGTATCGGAATCTCAGGATTTATTGCATTGCTCTATATAGCATATGAAACTGTAAGTATATTAAAAAATATGGCATTATGCGGTTTACCTGTTAAGAAATTATGGTTATACGTAAAGACGTTTCTAAGCAAATATACAGATGAGCTTCCAGATGATGATGAGCTTGTAGAGGATAAGGCAACACCGGAAATAAGTAACAATAAAACATATATTAACTAATAAGCACGTGTAGTAATCGCTATGTGTGCTATTTTTATGCGCACATAGCGGAAATATATAAAAAGAAAGTGAGGAATAAGATTATGAAAAGAGGAATAGACATAAGCAGACACCAGGCAGAACTTGATTTTGATTATATTAAGGAGAATTTTGATTTTGTTATAATTCGCTGTGCATATGGTAGTGACTTAAGCGAGGATGACAGCGAGTGCAGCCAGTGTGATTCTATGGCACAGACATATATCGATGAATGCGAGAAGAGAGGTATTCCGTATGGATTATATATTTATCAGTATGCCAGCAATAATGATGAGTCACTGAGCGAAGCTGCGCACATCAGAGAGTGGTATAACAAATGCAATCCAACAATGGGATTATATCTCGACATAGAGGATGCAGACGGATATAAGGCAGAACATGGCATTGATTATCATTATACACAGGAGCTTGCAATTACATGGCTTGATGCATTATGTGACATAACAGCAAAAGGTATCTACGCAAGTCATAGCTGGCTCGACGATTATATGAACGTAGATGAGCTTATAGAGCATGGCGCTCTTATCTGGGAAGCGCATTGGAATGATGATGGTGAGATATGTGAAGACAGGTTTGCAATGTCTCAGGAAAGCAGCGACTATTATCTTAATGATGGTACAAGGGTAGATTTTGACATAATGTATGATGAAGTTTTCGACAGACTTACAAAAGCCAATGAGTATGATCACAGGAATGATGATGTTGAAGATAATGATAATGCGGATGAAGATAATAATGCCGGTGCTGATGAGACTACAGAGCATGAGATAGGAGATTATGTTGAATATAATGCAATATATGCCTCATCTACATCAGAAGATGCACTTACACCATCAAGCGGATTCACAGGTGGAACGATAACAAGGGTTATTCCCTGGACTTCCAATCCATATCTTATTGATGACGGAACAGGTTGGGTTAATGATGGATGTATTGTATCAGCAGGCGACAGTTCAGATGGTGAAAGCAATGAAGAATCTGAAACTGACATATCTGATATAAAAGCCGGTGATAAGATAAGAGTGCTTCTTAATGTTGATTATGATACAGATAGAGCATTTAATCTTTATTATGATGAATATGATGTTATCCAGGTTAATGGAGACAGAGCAGTTATCGGTATTGGCAATACTGTAACAAGTGCAATAGATGTACATAACATTGAAAAAGTCTGACATATATAATAAGGAAGAAACTCTTTTCATATCATAATAAAAATACACACTATACACATAAAAATGATTTATAATATTTATATTGTTGGAACACTATTAGGTAGTAGAAAAACAGATATGTAATTAGCACGTAACTAACAATATTATGCTAAATACCAGTAAATAAGCAACTTGCTGTTTCTGTACAGGAAGCTGTTGAACTATTCAGAAAAAGTGAACCAGGTGGATTTGATACCATTCTTATGGACATTATG